GTGCTCCTCAAGTTGTCTTTGATCAACAAGAGTATTAATTCTCTTCTTGGTTTGTTCTGCGAGTTGTTCACGAAGGATTCCTCCTTCCCAAACCCACTCTTTTCCTTCCATGATTCCATTAACAAAGGCATCAGGAGCAGAAGGATCGGCAACGATATCAGCAGCAGTTGCTAACTGGAAATCTTCACCAACAATCTTACATCCTTCACTGGTGGTTTGGAGTGAACCAACACCACGGGAAGAAACGCCAAGCATTACACCTTCATCAAGAAGAGAAGATGCGATTTTACCCATAGGGGTTGAAAGGATTTGTGCCTTTCCAATGAAATTATTACCTTCTTGTACCAGAGAAGTAATCTTGTGAGAAACGCGGTCAAGGTTGACAGTAGGACCATCGGGGTGACCGAGTTCACCAAGAGCGCGACCCTTGTTAACAAAAGTTTCGCAATAGCGATTTACTTCTCTAGCAAGAGTATTGATGGGATACATTCTCCCATTGCGGTTCTTGATTTCACCTTGGAGAAAAGTTCCCTCAATATAGAGTTTCTTTCCGGCACCAGTGCCTTCGGTGATAACCTTTACGTTTGTTACTTCTTCTGTGATAAGTTTCATTGTTTTAACCGGTAAATCCTACTTTTGCTCCAACAACTCCAGTATCACTAGCAAATACTGTATATGGAGCATTCTTCTCCAAATATTCTGTAGTGTTTCCCAACATGGTAAATGAACCAACGCCAGTTCCACCAGCAGTTTGTTGAACTGTGATTACTCTGGAAGATGATGTGGTATTTACCAATCTAACTACCGTAGCTTCAGAAAAACTGACGCCAATACCGGCAGAAGTTGGAACATTTATTTCATTACCTTTAATTAAGGTTCTTGCCATTATTCCGATTCCTCTTCGGTATTTGTTTCTGTTTCGAGTTCTGCCGATGGTTCTTCGGCAGTTTCATCCTCAGGATATTCAAACTCTTGACCGAACATTGCATTCGCAACATATGGTCTAGCAATTTCAATGCGTTCTGCTGCTTTGTTAAACAGAATCTCTTTCATTTTGTCGCTAATATCTGAAGCCGAAGCATCAGTAGCGATCAAATCGACAACATCTTCCATAAAAAATCAATAAGTTAATATAATATATTTATAACTCAGACTTTCTACTGTCTCTTTCGTACTTTTTGTCGATTTCCATGGCATCGGCAGCAGCGGCTTCCATATCAGGTTCCATCGGAACATCTCCCATCGCCATTTGATCTTCACCCATACCTTCCATACCAGCACCTTCACCACCTGCTTGTGGAAGTGGTTGTCCAGTTACTGGGTCAATTGTTGAAGGATCTGGAATGATTCCTTTTTTAATCTCATCTTCAATCTGCTCATCAATCTCAATGATTTCTTGATCAGTTTGACGAAGGATTCTCTTTCTTACATATTCTGTAGAGAAGTACTTGCCAATGAATGGCTCTACCTGCGAAAGAAGTGTTAGTCTACCCTCAGTGAGTTCTTTTTCTTTGAGTTCAGCAAACTGATTATCATATAAGAAATCATATTGAATATGATCTCTCATTACGTCCCAATCTTCTGGGGTAATGATGTTCTTGAGAATCAATTGCGTCTTTAACATGTCATTAAACATGTTGGCAAAACGCTTTCTAAGACGACCAACAAACTTAGCAAACTTGAGTTCATCTCTCAGAATCTCAGAAGAGCGACCAAGGTTGAAACCACCATCGGCAGCAATTCTAGATTCTGGAACTCCAAGTGCTCTGTAAAGTTTTTTCTGGAAGTATTCGATATCTGAGAGTTCTCCCAGATTCTGACCGCCAGGTAGGGTGGTGATCTCAGTACCGCGACCACCTTCTCTTCTAGGCAACCAGAAGTCTTCCATCATGGACATAAACTTACGGTCATCACGGACTTCACCAGTCTGTGCGTTATAAGCAAGTTTATTTCTGTAGCGAGACATAACCTCTTTGAGGTATTGCTCTGCCTTTACTTTAGGAAGATTACCAACATCAATGTAGAAAATTCTACGCTCAGGTGCTCTACTCAAACGGTAGATAACCAGAGAGTCCTCAATCATTCTAAGTTGATTGAGTGCCTTGATTGCTTTGTGGAGATATGAAAGAACGGTATTCTTGTTTCTATCTACCAGACCAGAAGTACAATATGTAACTGCGTCTTTTGCCAATCTGATTGATTTGGCATTTCCACGACTCATGGCATTCAAACCATAAGTGGCATTTGGAGATGGAGTATATTGAAAATACTCCTCAAACTCCATTCCCTTATTAATATCTTCAGTCTTATTGATTCTAATTAAACCATTATCGGTTTTTCCGTTTGGATTCTTCTTCTCTTGGCGGATATATTTAATTTTAAGAGGATCAATATATCTTAATTCTTTGATTCCCTCTTGAGGTGCCTTAAGGTCGATTACTTTGAGATAATAAAGTCTTCCGTCAACATACCAGTTGCGAAAGATTTCATGCGACTTTCTATCAAAGTCTAAGATTTCTTTGAGATATTTGAATTCTGCTCTTATCTTCTTTTTGAGTGCCTCACTAGCATTTAAGTTTGATAATTCAATTTCTACAGGAGAATCATATAGGTCACTAACGATTGCTTCATTAACAACATCTTCGATGGCACCATCCGCTTCTGGATGAAGTGCCATCTCTCTGTATCTTTTAATTAAATCATGCTCTGTTCGATATACACCTTCAATATCAACATACTGACCATAAAATCCACTGCTGATATAATTATCAACCCCGTCCTGATTAGTTTCAGGAACGGGGGAGACGATTGAAGGTGACTTATTCTGATTACCGTCAATAGAGAAACCAAAAAGTTTGGCCATAATAAGTTAAAACGAGTCTTTTCCTTCTTCTATTTAGTTGATGTCTTCACCACCAGCATTGGCGCCAGTGCCCTTAGCAGCTTCCCACCACTGAACTTGAAGTTCAACGGTGAATTCTTGGATGCCTTGAGCATCATAAGAAAGTTCAATTGGTGATACTTGGGTTGGGAACACATCATAGAAACGATAGGATCTGAGAACAGAACCATCGCGGTCTAACTGATAAACATAAGCATCTGCTTGATAATCTGCTGGGTTAACCAGACCAGTGTTATCAGATACTCTGTTGATGGTGTTCATCCAACGCTCGAATGCGGAGCGGATGGAGAAGTCGGTATCGTTCAGAACGGTAACGGTCCAGGAATCGAAGGTTCTATCACCTGCGATTTTTAGAACACGACCTCTGAAAGGTACTTCGATTTGGGCAATGTTGGAGGCAGGCATGTTTGCCCCCTTGACCAAGAATCTTGACTTCTCAAGAGTAGCAGAATCTGGTTGTGCCAGATCTGGGAATTGAAGAACGACTTCAAAGAGGTTGGCGCGAGCGCCACCACCCGTTAACTTACTCTTGAAGTCGGTAATCTTTCTTAGTGGGGGTGGATTAATTTGTCTTCTAGATGGCATTGGGATTAACCTCTAATTGAATTAAACGGAGCCGATTACTTCTTCAAAAGCAACACCAGTTCTGGTGGCAATGAAGGTAAGACCGATGAAGTTGATCGATCTCGCTGGTTTGATAAAGATGTCAGCAACGAACTCGTTGTTGTCAATAACAGCAGCGGTGTTGTTGGTCTCGTCACAAATAACAACATAATCTTGAATACCTCTCTTGGACTGAACGTCGCGGAGGAATGGTTCAACAATGTTTACAAAGTTAGTTCTTGTAATCTCATCGTTGAACTCGAAGAGGAAGTCCTTCGCAGCAGCAGAGATTGCGTCTTCCAGATAGAGGAACAAGCGGCGAACGTTGATTCTATCAAATGCGGATGACTTACCAAATCCAGTCTTATCACCGAAGAGGATGATTCCTGCTCCTGGGGAGAAGATGACTGGGTTGATTCTGTTGGAATACAGAAGATCTCTTTGCTTCTTACCTGGGTTGTATGCCAGTTTGACTGCGTTAAGGATTGCTCCTCTAGAAGTTCCAGCAGGTGAGAACCATGGGAACTGTTCGATATCCGTTCTAGCACAGGTTCCTGCGATGTCGCCGTTCAGTGGGACATAACGGAAAGTATCATTGAAGCGGTCATACATGTACTTATAACCACTATCAAAGATTCCATAAGTTGTGGAAGTTACTGCGGAGTAGAAACTGATTACGTTATTGGTGATATCATCAATATTGTTAACAGTTACACTTCCTACAGTATTATCAGTGATGAATGCGTTTCTGTAAGGTGAAATGAATGCTACCGCATCCTTTCTTGCTTCAGCAACTGCAACACACTTGTTAGCAAGTGCTTGTGCTTGGGACTTAGGATAGTTTGCAGAACCCATGAGAATGAAGTCTACTTCATACTCTTCAGTGTTCTCAAACTTGCCAAGTCCAGTAATGATGTCATCAAGACCAGAGTTTAAAGCACCTGCGGTGGTGTAATCTGTCTTGCCGCCGTAGTTAGTTCCACCAGCAAGAGTTACGGTAACAGTACCAGCACCAGCAAAGTTAACTTTGTCTGCGTCTTGATCCCATCCAGAATCGCTATCAAGTTCGAACGAAGCAGCGCCGTTGTCACTATGTGCGATTGTTGTGATTCCAACAGGAGCAGAACCACCAAAGATGTACTCGGAGTTGGTGTAGAGGTACTTTCTCCAATAAGAAGGTGAACCTACAGAGAACTCAGCATCTTTTGCCTTGGAAAGATTCAGGTGCTTCTCAAGGATAGTACCTGCGTTTCCAGTGATTGTTCCTTTGTCATCAATGACAACAACGTGAACTTCGTCAAATCTACCACCTCTGGCAGTAACGTAATCGGAAGTTCCAGGACGGTTTGCTAACTGGTCCCACTCAAGAGATCCTACTGAAAGTGCGATTGACTGATTTTCAAACCAATCGGTTTCTCCAGTGTATGCTCTGCTTGCGAACGATGATGCTTGTCCGTTGGTGTGGATAGCAACGTTTCCAGTTTGTGGAAGCGCATATACACCGTTTTGAGTGTAGTCAACGTTTGTTCTAGTTCCAGCAAGAGATACGTGCTGAAGAACTTTGACGGAGACCGTACCAGCACCGACTTCGGTGATAGTTCCAGAAAGGTAACCGTCAAGAACTGAAGTTGTACCAGCACCAGCAAGAACTGTTCCAGCGGGAACAGCAGCGGTAAAACCGTATCCAACGGAAACGTTAGTTGTGGTAATACCCGAAAGAATTTGGTCTGCTCTACCATCGATGATGGCAACTTTGAGTCCGTTTGCCCAAGTACCAGGGTTTCTAGCAGCAACAGTTACGTTAGTGATGGTATTCTCATCATAACCAAGTTGCTCATAGTGCTCTGTACTCTTAATCTTGATACTTGAAGCAGCGCCGACGAAAGCATTTTTGAGTTCGGCATCGTCTGCTCTAGAAACTCTCATTACACCACCATATGCGAGATATGATGAAGCAACCATCCAGTTTTCGTAGTGCTTATCGACTGAGTATGGTCTACCGAAAGTGTCTAAGAGATCATCCTCATTTTCGATTAATTGAGGAAGGTCAACAGGTCCCTTGGCGAAAGGAGCAACAAGCGCCCCAACCGAACCAGAGACTGGATCGACTCTTCCAATAGTTAAGTCAACTTCTCTTACTACAATTCCAGGAGATGCTAAATTTAGAGGCATCTGTTGTTCTCCTTGGTGCCAGAATTATCTAAAAATATTTATGGAAAGGGGTATTTTCAGTGGGGAATCGAGCCGTGATGTCTACCAATCGGGATATTCCCATTTATCAAACACTGCGTTAGTCATTTTACTAACAATCATTCTCTTCTTGGTACACTCTTTACATTCATATGAATATGACGATGCTACAGGACCTCTATCTTTTCTAGTCCTGTAAAATCCATCAACTAAATTTTTTGTTTTACCACATATCCTACACTTTCTCTCATAAAGGAGAAGATGACCTAGTTTTAGTTGGTCATCTAAGTTCATCAATAATACTCCCACATATAAGAACGATCACCATACTCATCAGTATGCCATCTATCACCATTATCATCCGTAAATGAACCTGTTATGTCATTGATTCCATCATCCAGGAATCCAAATGGTGCCATATCCTGTTCAATCTGATTTTTCTGTTCTTCGTAGATTCTTTTGCGAATATCATTATCAGTCATTTCCTTGAAGTAGTCTTGTGCTACCAACCAAGCAAAAATAACCAAACACATTGCCAAGTCATCATTACAACCCTCTTCTGCTTCAAAGGAATTGTGGCGTTGA